GCGGGGAGCCCGTGGCTGACATACCTAAGCGCCACTCCATGGCCCCTGCGGATCTACTGACGTTCAACGCTGACCCTGTGTTCCTCAAGCGCGTGGAGAGTTACAGGGAAGAGATCGTATCCAAGGGCATGACGTTCCGCCTCAAAGCCCGCGCTCAGGCCGAAGAACTGCTCACCACATCTTGGCTGCTTATCCACGACCCCTCGGTCTCCCCGGCTGTAAAAGCGGACCTTATCAAGTCTACGGTCAAGTGGGGCGGACTGGAGCCCAAGGGAGATACAGGCGAGGCTGGGTCTGGAGGGGTGCGTATCAGCATCAACCTAGGTGGGCAGGACCTGCCCATGACGATCATAGACAATGCGCCTAGCCCGCCAAGTTCCTCTGGCTGGGCGCTGGAAGATGTCTGAGAAAGACTTCGTGTCCATAGTGGAGTACGAAGCATATGTCGAACAACTTAAACTTGATAAAGAATCTTATCTAACTAAAGTTATTAAAGGTACTCGTAGATCCCCTAGACGTATAAGGGTTATCAGGCTCCCGCAGAAATCTATGGCCCCCAATGGAACCGATTGATTTCACGCCTCCGCCTACTGGCCGCAAGTTCATGCTGTCCGACGCCAAGATGCGCGTGCTGATGGGCCCCGTGGGCAGCGGCAAGAGTGTGACCTGCTGCTTCGAGATTATACGCAGGGCCAGCATGCAGGCTCCTGACGCTAGGGGCAAGAGGCGGTCGCGGTGCGCCGTGGTGCGTGAGACTGTCCGCCAGCTGACTGACACGACGATCAAGACTTGGCTTGACTGGTTCCCTGATGGGGTGTGTGGGCACTTCATGCGCACCACCAAGACCTATTTCCTCAAGCTGGGGGACGTCGAGTGTGAGGTCATGTTCAGGGCGCTGGATGACGCCGACGACGTGGCTAACCTCAACTCACTGGAGTTGACCTTTGCTTGGTTCAACGAGTGCAGGGACATTCATCCGGACATTGTCGATGCAATGTCTAAACGTGTTGGGCGCTTCCCTTCGGCCAAGGACGGCGGGCCTACGTGGCATGGCATGTGGGCGGACACTAACCCTCCCACCATGGAGACGTGGTGGTACTACCAGATGGAGCACTTGGACCCCAAGGATGGGGTGTCGCCTAACAATAACCGGTGGGAGGTGTTCAAGCAGCCGTCTGGCCGGTCGCCCTTGGCGGAGAACATAGATAACCTGCCTGAGGGGTACTATGATACGACCGGGCGGTCTGAGGAGTACATAAGGGTTTACATTGATGGAGAGTATGGGCTTAGCTCTGCGGGCAAGCCTGTGTACAAGTACTTCAGGCCAGACTACCACATGGCCAGATCCAACATGCGCCATATCTCCAATGGGGTGCGACCTATTGTCGTAGGGATGGACTTGGGTCTGACGCCTGCGGCTGTGGTGGGGCAGCTTGATCCTAGGGGCAGGGCGCTTGTGCTTGCTGAGGCGGTGAGCTTCGACATGGGGGTGCAGAGGTTCGTGAGGTCGGTGCTCAGGCCGCTCCTTTACGAGAGGTTCCCGGGGTCGCCTGTCTTGGTCGTCACTGACCCTGCCGGGGTGCAGAGGGCGCAGACGGACGAGCGCAGTGCGGTGGACATCATCAAGGCTGAGGGGCTCAAGGTCATACCCGCTAGGACTAACAGTATCTCCGCGAGGATAAACGCTGTGGACGAGTACCTCATGCGGCAGGTTGACGGGGACGCTGCGTTCTTGGTTGACCCTAGGTGCACCCAGCTTAAAGCAGCCATGATGGGTGGGTACCGCTACCATCACAAGAACGAGGCCATCGACAAGAACAAGCACTCTCACGTGGCGGAGGCGCTGCAGTACCTTATGTTGCATATATCATCTATAAGCGACGGAGGGTTTATGCCCCGGGCGAGGGAGGTGCGGCAAGTCTCGACTGCCGGGTGGACATAGGGCTTGCGGAGAGGGTGCGGGTGTGTTAACACAGAGTATGCCGGCCTGTCCCCCCTACCGGCATGTGGTCTCGGAGACCTGCTCCCCCTGCTGCCAGCTTCCTCGGCAGGGGGAGATTTTCTACTTGCACGCGAGATACAACTCGTATAGTGTGTACGTGTAGATAGCGGGAGGCATGCATGGGTGTCATAACCCCTACGATTGAGCGAACGGGCTCGTACGACGGCGTCCCTACAGTTGTTTGGCGGGGGGTTACTCCTAGCGATACGCTCGCTCCGTTCCTCGTACAGGGGCAATACGGGTTTGCCGGTTGCGTGCAGATTAGCGGTACGTTTGGTGGGGCCACTGTATCGCTCTTGCAGAGTAACGACGCTGTTTCGTGGTTCCCGGCGTACGATCCGGTTGGTAACCTGATCGAAACAACATCAAGCGCAATCTACGAACTGTCTCTTGCGGCTGCTTATTTTAAGCCCAATTTTTCAGGCGGGGTTGGGTTCTCAGTAGATATTATTCTGGTTCTACGAGGATAAAATAATGACACAGCGGATATTCAATAACGCTAGACGGGCGCAGGGAGCGGTACAAAGTAGCGCTTTGGGCGATATGCTATCTGCTTTTGCCGCACTCGCTGACACAGAGCGGGCGCAGGATGTTGTCGGTAAACTTCGTGCAGAGCAGGACGCAGTCGATAAAGCGCGAGCCGCCATGAAAGCTGAGGCGGAAAGGCTTGATACCGTGCGGGCGGAGGCGTTTGCAAAAACAGAAGCGCTTGCTATTCAGATTGCTAATTTAGAAACTAAAATTCAGGCGTTAAATAAAAAAGAAGCATCTATTAAAGCAGCAGAAACAAAACTAAACAATCAGAAAACTAGTATAGAAGAAGAACAGGCAAAACTAAAAGTTGCAAGATCTCACGTCGATAACAGACTAGCTGATGTAGTTTCGCGTGAGCAAAAAATTATCAAAGTTCTCGCAGAGATAGCTTCGGAAAAAGAAGCTATGGCATCCGAAAAAATTGCAATTGACGAAGCCGCAACCAAACTTGCAGCTGAGCAAAAAGCTATGACTAAACGCGAAGAAGCTATGACTAAACGCGAAGACAGGCTTAGTCAATTACGCACGCTTTTATCAGATTAACGAGGATGTTCGATGCCATTCATTGCAGACTACGCACTCGACGGTCTCGTGGAGAAAGTGCGGGAAGCTACACGTCTTTTCATCACGTCGCAGGAAGCGACAACGTGGGCACAGGCCAGCTCAACTTACAATCTTGGGACGAAAACCAGTCCCACGATGGGGGCCGTTAGCGATCGGACAGGCGGCGGGCGCAAGACCACTATTTCAGCAATCACTGACGGCACTGTTAATTCAACAGGGACAGCAACGCATTGGGCCCTTGCGGATCATGCAAATGAGCGGCTGCTTGCCACCGGCTCTTTGACGTCATCGCAATCTGTCACCAGCGGCAACACTTTTTCTCTGACGGCGTTTGACGTTGGCGTGCCGGATGCGGTGTAATGGCCGAGACATGGGTTGTGTACAAGCTAGCTAGCGTGGTCTCGCGGCGATCCGCAGCGCCAGCAATGACGCCGGAAGAAATTGCACAAGCTCAGCTGACCGAACCTGATTTTGTGCCGGGCCCCTCTGAACCGGGACCGGAAGAACTTATCGTGGTTGCTGTGCCGGGGCACCTTGATGACGGCGCTGCTCTTCTAACTTTGCGTCAGGTGTGGAGCGGGCAGCGGGACGTTATTAGCGTATCGGTGACTGATACAAACGCACTGGTTGTGGAAAGGGTCTGATGTGGCCTTCCCGACCGTCCAGTCAGTCACGCGGGCGGTGCAGCTTGCAAACGTCAGCAGCTTTAACATCACCCTGCCGGCGACGATCAACAACGGCGATCTGATACTTATTCTGCTGTCCAGCGACGGTAACCCGACTTACACGTGGGATAATTCAACAGCCGGAACGTGGACAGAACTATTCGCTGCAAATCAGACTACGCTCAACAAACTGGTTGCATACTATAAAACTGCTGACGGGACGGAAGATAGCAAAGTCCTCGGCATTACAACCAGCGTCGCTGAACGTTTCACTTGGCATATTTACCGAATTACGGGTTGGGACAGCGTTCAGGCTGCAACTGCCGCAGGCAGCAGCACAACCCCAGATCCTCCAAACCTGTCTCCCGCGTGGGGCAGCGCCGATACCCTGTGGCTCGTCGGGCTGAGTACTAACGGCAACTCCGCAGATCCGGTTACATTCCCGACCAACTACACCACAAACGGTATTTATGATGAGGCCGACAACGCAGCGGGTTGCGGCATAAGCTCAAGCTACCGTACCAACGCCGCCAGTTCCGAAAACCCCGGCACTTTTACGGTTTCAGCATCCGACGGATGGGTCGCTGCTACAATTGCGGTTGAGCCGGTTGCGTCTGCTGATGCTTTAACAGCTACAGGTATTGCGACAGGTGCACCGACTGTTGGTACGAGTACACTTACGCAGCGGCATGTTTTAACAGCTACAGGTATTGCGACGGGTGCACCGACTGTCGGCACCTCAACGCTTGCACAGCTGCATGTCCTTACAGCTACAGGTGTTGCGACGGGTGCGCCAACGGTTGGGACAGCCGCGCTTACACAGCTGCATACTTTAACAGCCACAAGTGTTGCGACGGGTGCGCCGACTGTCGGCACAACGACTTTAACTGCGGAATCAAACCAAGACAATCTCGCGGCAGCTAGCGCATCAACGGGTGCGCCAACGGTTGGGACGGCGACTGTCACACAGCGGCATGCTTTAACAGCTACAGGCGTTTCAACAGGCGCTGTTACAATAACAAGGCCTACATTGAACCCATCCGAAAGCACCATAGAGTGGAGAAAACTGTTGCGGCTCAGGCGGATGACTACTTGGAGAAAAGATTTTTACAGACTTTAAGGATTGTAATTTTATCTTTTTTAGTGTAAATT